GTGATCTGCTTGGGATCGGGGAAGCGGAACGTCGGCGCGTTTTTCCGCTTGGAGCGCCAGCGGACCTTGAACGTGCCGTGCGTCTTGCATGCCCGCTCAAGGTCGCGGAGCGTTTGCTGAAGCGTGTGCGACGGGGCCTCGGCCAGCCACGGGAAGTCCTTCTTGGCCTCGGCCATCTGCCGCGCCTGCTCTACGTAACCGATGAACGCGCCGCGCCGCCGATACTGTCGGCGCTGCTCCAGCGCGGTGTTCCACACAACCCGGCAGGCGTCACCGATCTTCTCGGCGAACTCCTCCTGCTCGGGGGTGAAGGCCAGCAGGTAGCGGCGTCCGGTCAGCATTCAGCGTCCCTTCTGCTGCTCGACGTACCGCTTCACCACCGCCAGTGGCGCGCCTACCTAGAGATGATCAAGGCGGGCGTATACAAGCCGAAGACGACAGACAACGGCAAGATCATCATCGATTGGGATCAGCCGTCTAGGCGCATCGAGACAACCCCCGAGAATTGGGCAACATTCGTCAAGGGGGTCAAGCGCGGCCTGTTCGACCACCTAGGGCACCCCTGATAACCCCCAGAAACGACGAAAACCCCCCGACGCTGGATACGTCGGGGGGTTCGTCTTAGAGCCTCAGCGAGGCTTACAGGGCTTCGTCGTTGTAGGAAACCTGCTCAGCCGGGCGAACCTTGCGGTAGACGTACGTCACCACAGCAGTACCCGCGGCCTGAGCACAAGCCTGCACCACGTCACCCCAATCAATAGGGCCATCCCCAAGCGTGGACAGCACGCCACCAACGGCCACGAGGGCGGCCACGAAAGCGCCCTGACCGAGAGTCGCCCACGCCCTCCTGAGGGCGTCCGAGACAGCACCAGAATCCCCAGCGTGAACCATAATCCTCCCTTAGCATCTACGAGTAGACGGGGATTCCCCACCCAATAAGCGGAGCGGCAACGGGGGGAATCCCGAAATACATGTCATCGAACCAGCATGTTTGCCCGGCTGCTGTGGCAATGAACCAGGGCAGGTAAAGGGCCGCCATAGCGGCGCCAGCGGGCGCCGTAAACGTTGCGATGACCTGCTCCCACCGGTTAGGTGTGAGCACCACACCGGGTGATTGAGCGCTTGAGATATACGCGGTGCCGGAATCCAGCCAGTCGAATCCGAGCCGAGCAGTGATACCGCTGTGCGTCGTATACACCCAGGTGTAAACGGTGTACACCGCACCCGGAGATATCGGGGCAGCATACCCGGTGCTGTAGCACCAGGTATCGCCACTGCTAACGCTCGTGATGCGCAGGGACGCGATACCAGAGCGAGCACGCGTTGTATCGCGCGCGAATTCTCCCGACCCTGTTTCCCAGCCGGTTGTGTCGGCCTCGAGCCCCTCTTGGTTCTCCGTTAGGAGATTCCCCGGTAGTGTCACGTCAGCCCACCACCACCAGGACAGTCAGCGCCGAGCCGGGCACGGACGAACCCACCTGGTCGACGTCCACGGTGATATACGCACCGTCCGGCCAATCAGTCACATTCATGCTCGCAACCCTCCCGCTGCTGGTACCACCAGCGGGGATCGTCGGCCGGTTCCCCTGGTTGGTGAAAATCGTCGCGCCATTGATATTGACATCAATGATTATTGGCGAGCCCTGTGGGGCCGTGCCAACGCTCGCGTGAACCGCCAGAATTTTCAGCGTCTCGCCATACACGTTATATAGGCGGTGTGCGCCCGGCTGCGCGGTAACGCTCCCCGCGACAAAAAACGGGTAAACGTCGCGTACCTTAATTGACCCGTCTGGTTTCAGCGTGCGGCTATACGAGCGCATCAGCCGACCACCGTAATCTGAATCGCGCCCGCCTGAACCGCGACGTCGGCCCGAACCGCCACCGTGTTAGCGTCGATGACCCTTGAGTCCATTGAAACGAATTCGCCCGTGGTGATATCCCTAAACGACGGCTCCAGCGGGTTAGGATTGCCTAGATTGTGGACGATATTGGTCCATACCCCCGGGCTAAGCGCCGGGAGCGGCGCGGTGTATAGGCCGGTAGCACCGAGGTTGGCTCGCGCTCCGCTCGCCGTAGTCGCCCCCGTGCCACCCTGAGCGATGCCAACGAGGCCAACCTTGACGCCGGATTCGTCAACAACGATCGTCGAGTTGCCCGGTTTTACGGAGAAAACCGTCCCGGCGAGATTCAGCCCATTACCGGCACTGTACGTCTGGCCACCCATGGAAAATCGGGTCCACGTTTGCACCCATGTTCCCGGTGCTCCCGTGGGGGTTGCGGTTTGAATCCACTGCTCCCCCGCATGCGTACCATCCGCGACCGCAACCAGGGTGCCGTCAATCACTTCACCGGCGGCATCAGCGTCCGGCGCCCGCGTTGCGGGCGTGGAGGGACCCTGGAACACATAGAGGCCGTTTTCCGTGCCCGTGGTTTGCCCGGCAGCAAGGAACCGGTCCCCGATGTTCATGGTGACGCCGTCGAGCATCCCGCCCGGCGCCGACAAGTTGATGTTGCCTGTCACCACCACTCGAACCGGGTCCTTGACCGAGATCCCTGCACGGGCGTCATCGACGTACTTTTTCGTCGCCAGGTCGGTGTCAGCTTGCGGATGGGCCGCATTGGTCGCCCGCTGATTACCAAGGTCAAGCGGATTCGCCGGGGAAGCGAACTGGTCTAACCTGAAGGCTCGGATATACGCGTCCAGCCCGGTAATCGTGGATGGTGGCTGGGTGCCGTGGTGGTTGGCCCGGTCGGTTGGGTCGATGGCGAGCTTGTTCAACGCGATCGTCCCATTGACGATCTTGGAGTTGGTGACCGATCCGTCCGGCAGGTCACCGCCGTCCATCCGGACCCACGCGATTCCGTTCCAGTACTTGACAACGGGCGGGCTCGTTGAGGTGTCCGTCCACTGCTGCCCGACAGCCGGGTTCGACGGCGGCGCGGCACCGCCTTCCGCAACAAACCCCTTGATCGGGATCTTGTTGAGATTAACTTGCGAGTAATAGTTGATCACATAAGCCTCCTAATGCAGATACATTACACCCGCAACGGGGACCGCCCATGACACGCGAACCACATTCGGCGGGACATAGGACTCCTCGCCGACGATCCGCTCACCGTCCAACGTCGTCGTTGTGATCTTGGGCAGGCGTGGCATGTTATAGCTCGCCTCCCACACCGTGGATGGGATGGCGAACGTGATCACCACTTCCCGTAGCGCCTCATTCACGGCCGCCGCAACGGTGTCAGAAGTCAGATATTCACTGTGCGTGTGCCCCTTCGGGGCGGCGGCAGTATTTGTGTACGCCTTGGCCTCCGCCAGAGTGTTAGCGATCGCGGCATCGGTTTCCGATTTGGTGTAGGCGCCCACATCGGATGCCTGATGAACATGATCCACCGGGGCGTACAGCGAATCATGCTGATGGGTGACGGCCGCGTATTCAGGATGCGAGTGAGGAACCGACCCGCCCCCGTAATTCGGGGCAGGGACATACGGCTCCCCCTGGGTGGGCTGGTAGGCGGCATCATCGCTCCACCAGGCGGAAAACTGCGGGTCGTTGAGGATGTCCTCTCTCTTCAGCTGGACACCCTCAATGGAGACGATCACGTCCCTGTACCGGACCTGCCCCATGATCCGGATCGCGGTGACGCGGAAGAGCCGCTGGTCGTAGACGAACCGGTCCTTCAGATACCGGCCGTGCTGGATGTCCAGCTCGGTCAGCCCGGCGTTGATCAGCTGCCGGAAGGCGGCGATCACCCGGATGGTGTCGGTCCAATACAGCCCGCCCTGCTCCTGGGTGGCCGGGCCCTCCTCGCGGATGACCTGCAGCACCGGGATTTTGACCGGCGCGAAGTAGACCCGGCCCGCACCGGCGCCCTCGTCGTAGATGTCATGAGACTGCGTCAGCTCGTGGCTGAAGCGGAAATAGTTGATCTCCTGCCCATAGACGCTTTGGTGGTCACCCAGCGCGGCGTCGATCTCATACGACTCGAAAACAGGACTGAAACGGCCCTGCTTGCGATCCAGGCGGCTCACGGGCCCCACCCGCCCCAAATCGGGCTCGGCAGACCGCTCGGGTCCTCATCCGGCGCGTCAACGGGCGGCAGCAGGCGCCGCGGCCCGGTCGGCGAGTACTCGTCGTACTCCCGCGGGGCGAAGACCGGCACGAGACGGCCGGTGGTAAGCGACACCCGACGCAAGGTGGTGACCTGGATCCGGTTCAGGCCAATGTTGAGCGCCTGGCAGAACTCGTCATAGCGTTGCTTGAGGACCGTGATCAGGTTCAGCAGCTGGTTGTACCGCTGGCTGCGGAAAAGGTGGGTTCCCTCGGCGGTGACCACGTCGACGTCGCTGGCCGCATCGGTGAGCATCGCGTACAACACTTCGATGGTGGACAGCACGACGAGTGGCTCTATTTCGATCTCTGGGAGGTTCTCCAGGGTGATCGGTTCCCGGACGACTTTGATGAAGCCGTTTTCGGTCCGGACTCGCTGGGAGGTCTCCCGATCGTGGGTGTGACGGCGGACGGCGTCCTCGATGTACCAGGTCAGCTCCTCATCGTCGAAAAGCGCGTACGCCGTTGCAGTCACCAGCAGCGTCGCCGTCGGCGGCAGGGGCTCAGTCAGCGTCACTGTCCCCTTCATCGCGTCCAGGGTGTAGTCGACCCCCTCCACCAGGTCGGTGATCGTGGAGTCCTCGACCTTGGACACGACGACGTCGGTGATCCGCGGGTAACCGGTTTCGTAGTAGTCCTTGCCCCCGGGAAGGGTGAGCCGGATCTTCTCGCCGAGGTCGCCGATCGCCGACCGAACACGCTTAAGGATCGTCTGCAGATCGGCCATAGTTAAATTGTCGGTGCCAGTGGGTAAAAAGTGGTAGGATACTCCTCCCACCAGGAACTGGAGGCCGCTACACCATGGACACTTGCACCAACCACTGCCACTGCCACTGCCACGGCGACCAGCTTTACGGCGCCTACACGGACCTCTACATGCGGGACCTGGAGCTTACGGCCCTGAACGCCATCATTGACAGGGCGATGAATGATGGGATCATCCCGGGGCCTGTGCTCCGTCCGGCCAAGCCGCCGAGCAGGATGTCGCGGATCCTCCCGATCGCGTGGAACGTCTTCCTGTGGGCGGTTGGGCTCTACATCGTGGGGGTATTCCTGTGGGCTGCCTTGAGCCCTCGCTTCTCCTGATCAGCTCCAGCATGGACGGAGCCCTGGACCGGGTCGACGCCGCACAGTCCAGGGCTCCGTTTTTTATACCTACAACCATCCGGCGGTAGCGAGCCGGTGGGCCTACTGGGTGGTGAAGGTCAGCTTGCCAATGCCGAACTGCAGGGCCTGACCGGCCAGTGCCTGCTGCCCGCTGTCAAGCTGCCAGACAAGCCTGACCTCTCCATCCGTGCCGACCGCGGCCGTTACCAGCGCCGCATAGGTCGCCTCGGCCTCCATGTCACTGGTCATTGGGCCGAAGGTGATCACGGTGGTGTTGGAGGTGCTGCTCGGCGTGGTCGCCGTCGCCGGGGACCAGGTGGCGGGCTGGCGGGCATACCCCGGGGTAGTTACCTCTGACAGCTGGGCGATGGTGGCGTTGCTCGGCGGCGGGGAGGTGAGGAGCGCCACGTACGTCTGGAACGGCGCAGTGTGCCGGACCGCGCGGCCAGTGGCGTAGTCCAGCACATCCTGGGCGCAAGAAGCCGTGGGGTAACCGGCCATTACGACACCTCACGAACGAGTGATTTGAACTGGGTGACGCCGAGGGCGATGACCTGGTCCGCGTTGTGGTTGTTGCGGTAGGTGGCCAGCACGATCTCCTCGTCGATCGCGCCGATTCCAGGAGTGCCGGGCGGGTAGACGCCTGTCACGGTCACCTCGGCGCCCGCAGGGACCATTCCGGGGCCGACACCGAAATCGTCGATCAGCTGAAACTTCTTGCCAGCGGAAATGTCCATAGTGACCACCTCGCACGATTAGTGGTAGACGTAGCCGAGTCGCTCGAGGTGGTCGGCAACGTGCTTCGGGACTTTGTACCAGCGATCCCGGTAGAAGTTGTAGGTGTTGCCATAGCCGATAGTCACCTGCTCCAGATCCGTGTTGACACGGATCCGGACCATCGGCTCATTGGCCTCTACCTTGTAAGAAAAGACGATGTCGTCGTCCTCGGAGGCATTATCCGGGGCGACCGGAGTCGGAGCGACCGTGGTGATCTTGCCCTTTCGGGCGTCCAGCTCGTCCTTGCGATCTTCGGCAAGCTTCTCAGCCTGCCGCCCGGTGTAGTCAGCGGGGCTCTTGCGTGCCACTTAAATCTCCAAAGCTCCGTCGAGTTTGTTTCCAGCAGGCCGGAGCGACGCAATCCTGATGCAATTCATCACGTCGCTCCGGCCCTTTCTGTGGTACGGTCTATGGGGTTCGGAAATCAGTTCGTCTCAAGGGTGCAAATCGAGGCGTCAGTGATAATCCCGAGACCCCAAATGGCGTACCAGGCGATCGAATGTTCTCTTCCGTGGTCGAGCACTCCGCCATCGCGAAGCTCGACCGGAAGAGAAATCGCGTGGCCGAAAGCGTTGTCGCCGATGATGTTTGCCTGATAGACCGGGGCCTGCTGCTCGGGCGGCAAATTCGGATCGTTTACAGTGACGTTTACCTGGGTGGTCTCGATGAAGACAACGTCGTCGATCCTGCCGATTTCCCCGAGAGCGAAGTTCCCCGGAGAGGCGTACTTGGTCATTTCAATCCAGGCGGGGTCATCCCGCAGCCGCCTAGACTGATGCGGGTGGACGAAGCAGACGTAGGTCTCACCCAGCCGCGGCACGTTCTTGGACGCGAGCGTCTCAACAGCATCCTTTACGAGGGCGGTGGTGAAGTGGTATTCACCCGTCAGCTGAGCGCGCGTCTGAGCAGGCTGACCACGGTCATACGGCGAAAGTGCCGTACGGTCGGTGAGCGAATACTTGTTGTACCCGTAAAGGACGCTCGAGGCCTGCAGGAGGGTGTTTCTCGCCGACTTATCCAGGTAGAGCGCCATGTTCCGGCCCAGCAGCCGGGACGCCGACGCGAGAACGTCATCAAAGCTCGCGTTGAGGAGAAGCTCCGAAACGGCAACCGCCATTCCGTGCTCGGCCACAGTAATCGAGAACTGCGAGGCCGACAGGGCGTAGGTCGTCATTCGGACACCTTCCGTCAGCTGAGAAGCGTCCGGAAGGTTGTTGTATCGCATGAAATTGATAGTGAGACCCGGCTGGACGCCCAGCTCCGTCTTCTTCACGGCGAATTGCTCGTACCGGAGAATCGGCATCGCCTGGAAGAGGATCTCCTTGCTCCAGATGGTCTGGATCGCAGGAGAAAGGGAGCTGCCGTAGGCGTACAGCGAGCCAGGAACATCAGTAGTCAGATTGGGGGTACCAGTGATTGCACTGGTCTGCGGAAGGCCAATAGCCATTGCTCAACCTCAGCCAAAGAGACCGCGATTTCTGGGCTGAGCGTCGAGTCCGAGAAGAGGCCGAATCTTTGCGTACTCAGCCATGGACATGTTCTTGATTGCTTCCGGCGTGAGCTGCTGCTGCGCCGAGTCATCCATGGGCCCGGTTGCGGTGTAACCGGCCGGGCTTACACCGCGCGGGGGCGCAGGCGGGGTCTGATTGGCCATAGCCGCCTGCACGTTCTGGGTGATGGACTCGGTCGCCTGCCGGAGCCGCTGAATGCACTCCTCGACCTCGTCCTCGGAATTACCAGTGATGAGGGGAATCAGCTCAGGCGCGACGGTCTCGTTCAGCTGCTCCTCACGGGCCCGCCGCTGGATGTAAGCCTGGAGAGCGGCAAACCGCCGCTCCTTCTCCAAAGCAGCCCGCTCGGCCTCACGCTCCTGCTCCAGCTTGCGGAAACGCTCCTCCCACTCACGCTGCCGAGCCTCGATCAGCTCTTTGGCACTCATCTCCTTCTCGGCAGCGCGCCGAGCAGCCTCCTCAGCCTCGCGCCTCGCCTTCTCCCTCTCTTCCTCCCACGCGGCAAGCTTCTTGCTCAGCTCACTGACTTCTGACTTGTACCGTTCCAGCTCCCGGTAATACTTGTCGCGCTCCTGACGGCGGAAGCGCTCGACGTCCTCCTCGGTGAAGAGGCGTCCAGTGGTGGGCTGGGGAGCCGGAGACGCCATGGGTGGCATGTCAGCCGGAGCCTGCACCGGGATCTGGGCGGCCGGGGCAGTCACCTGGTTCTGCCAGCCCTCGGGAAGCGCGTCCGCCGATCCACCGCCGATCAGCCGGATCGGACGGCCGCTGCGCAGGTAACCGATTACGTCACCAGGCTTGAAATCACGGGTCTTCACAGGGTCACATCTCCTGTTAAAGGTCGGCGTCCGGATTTCGGCGCTGTGGCAACTTCGTGCCAAACGCCTGTGTCACCAAATCTGCTGCGATTTGGTCTGCTTCCGCGCCGAGCATCTGCGTCAGCTCGTTCTTGATGGGATTAGCACGCGGTTTAGTGCTCCGGTCGCTCGACGCTTCTTGACCCGCGGGATTCGAGTTAGTGCTACTGTCTTGCGGGCGTGCTGCGTTGGGTTGATCCGGGGGTGAACCGTCCGGGTTCATCCCTGTCAACTGCATTATGGCAGCAGAGATGTACGCATTGATAATGTCAAGCGCACCCTGCTCCTTTGCGTCCTTAACGAGTTCGCGGAAGATCTCCTCCATCTTCTCGTCCGGGAATTCAACACCGAGTTCCCGGAGAGCGCCTCGCTTGGATTCGAGGCCGAGGGCCATCTTCGCCTGAATCTCGTTAAGCTTGACCAGCGCATCCGTCGGAAGGGCATCCGGCCAGACGCACTCGGTGCGGTACACAAGAGGATCCCTGGGGTCGATTTCCAGGGGCTGGCCCTCTTCGATGATCCCGTCGGTATCGGGGTTGTACCGCAAAGCCTCGGGCTCATAGAGAAACAGCGTCCGCAGGGCAAGCTCATTCACCCGCTGCAGCAGAGCGGACATGTTAATGAGCTTCGCCGCGCGCTTGTTCGTGGCAGGCAGCCACTCGATGGAAAGGGCCACGCCGGAGGTGTTGGAAATCGGCTGAACCTGCCCCAGCGCCGTTTCCGGCACACCGGCAAGCTCGTGCATGGCCCGCTTGAGCAGCTGGAGGAAGGCCA